CCGCGACAGGCGCACGCCGCCAACCACTCACCCTTGCCATCACAACGGCAGGACACGACAAGCAGAGCATCTGCTATGAGCTCTACGACTATGCTCGCAAGGTCAAGGAAGGCATCATCGATGACGCGAGTTTCTTGCCTGTGCTATATGAGACCGAAGACGGTGATGACATCCACAATGAGCAGACTTGGCGCAAGGTGAATCCAGGACTCGGCACATCGCTGAAGTTGGAGTACATCCAACAGCAAAGCGAGAAGGCCAAGCAGCTCATCACCTACGAGAACACATTCAGACGCTTACACCTCAACCAATGGACTAGCTCAGAGGAGAAATGGGTCAGCGATGAGGATTTCATGAGTGGATGCACCGACTTCGAGCCCTCTGAGTTTTACGGAATGCCAGCTTGGGGTGGCCTTGACCTTGCAGCGACTGAAGATATAACCGCCTTCTGTTTGATCATTCCAGACGGAGATGCTTTTAAGGTGGTATTAAAGGCATGGGTAACTGAGGCCGCTGTGCTACGCAGACGCGGTAGAACAGGTGCCGACTATGATGCTTTCGTTAAGCGTGGACTTTTAACCGTTACGGAAGGCAACTCTACAGACTATCGCATACTTCGCAGGGATATTCTAGAAATGTGCGAAGAGTATGACGTTAAGGGCATCGCTTTTGACCGTTGGAACTCTAGCACGCTGATTCCAGACCTTGTTGACGATGGTCTCGAATGCTTTCCTTTTGGGCAGGGTTTTGCCTCTATGAGCGCACCTGTTAAGAATCTGGAAATACTTATTCGCAGCGCACGACTAGATCACGGCGGAAACGATTTACTACGGTGGATGTGCAGCAACATCCAAATAAAGAAAGACCCAGCCGAGAACTTGAAGTTCGACAAAGCCAAAAGCTCCGATAAAATTGACGGAATGGTAGCGCTCGCTATGGCTATGGGTCAATACATGATCGACCTAGCCGAGACTGACGATGGAGATACAATGTACGACGACAGAGACCTTTTAATTTTGTAACCTATGACCTACTTCCAAACATCAACCAGCCCAATCGGGCGCAGCTCAGAAACGAACGAACTAATTGAGAATGAACTGCAACGCCTTCGTGATTTGTTTATTGAGAAAAACGACCAATATAACGACTCGCTTCAGCACCCCGTCAGCACATTTCACAGAGGTGACGTAGTTAGCGGCATCTGTGCGCGCTTGGATGACAAGTTGGGGCGCATACGCCAAGCGGGCATCACAGAGGACACCATTGACACGATTGATGACCTTGTGGGCTATCTTGTTCATTTGCGCATTGCGTTGAAAAAGAAAAGTCTCGGAATGTAAACAATTAAAGTGAAATGTCAAAACATTAAGCAATCAATTCTTCTTTCTTTTTGGTATTTTTGCTATGGACTAAACTATTAGCATGGAGCAAAGGCCTAACCTCCTGCAACGAATCTTTCGTGCATCACCAGAGAATCCTAGTACAAGTCTGGCAAAGCCAGCATCTTGGCTATACGACTTATTTTTCAAGTCTAAGACGGGAGAGCCTGTAAACGAGCAAAGCGCAATGGCTTTCTCTGCGGTTTTTGCAGCTACGCGCATTCTTTCTGAAACCATTGCCTCCCTACCTTTAGATGTTTACGAACGTCAAGGTCAAGGGCGCATGCGTTTGACTGATCACCCACTTGCGAAGCTATTAAAGCAACCAAACGGAACGCAGACAGACTTTGTATGGAAGGAGTACCTACAGGCTTGTATTACGCTTCACGGGAATGCCTATTGCCACATTGAGCGCGATGCTGCTGCTCGCCCAATAGCGCTTCACCCTATACACCCAAACAAGGTACAGGTGAAGATTCACAACGGTGAGAAATACTACGTTGTAAACGAAAAGGAGACATATTCGGATCACGAAATGCTCCATATTTTGGGTCTTTCACTAGATGGCATTACAGGAATTAGCGTCTTGGGTGCCGCACGTGAGGCTATCGGTATAGGTTTAGCCGCGCAACAGTTTGGCGCTGAGTTCTTTGGTAACGGCGCAAACCTTGGGGGTATTTTAACGCATCCAGGTCGTTTGACTGACGATGCCGCCAAGCGCCTCAAGGATTCATGGGCACGCAGTCACTCTGGGCTAAACAAAGCTCACTCTACTGCTGTTCTAGAGGAAGGTATGCGATATGAGCGCGTAGGCATTCCGCCTAACGAGGCGCAATTTATCGAGACTCGTAAACTACAGGTTACCGAGATTGCTCGCATATTCCGCGTACCTCCACACATGCTCGCAGATTTGGATGCAAGCTCGACTCGTGCTAATATCGAGGAGCAAGGCATTTCATTCGTGCGAGACACTATTCGCCCAATAGTCTCACGTTGGGAGGCAGAGCTTGACCGCAAGCTGCTTCGTGAAGACCAAAAGGGCACCCTTTACACCCGCTTCAACCTCGACAGCCTCCTTCGTGGCGATACAAAGAGCCGTTTTGAATCATACGCTACAGCACGCCAATGGGGTTGGCTGTCAGTTAATGACATTCGCGATCTTGAAAACTTAAACCCTATCGACGGCGGAGACGTGTACCTGCAGCCTTTGAACATGGTAAATGCTAGCACGCAGCCTAACGATGGACAAGTAGACGCAGACTAATGCGAAATGACTATCCTCAAGCAGCTAGCGACAACGCTCAGAAAGCGCTGGACTTCAAAGAAGAGTTCGGTACAGATTGCGGCACTTCCGTGGGCTGGTTTCGAGCTCGTCAACTTGCAGAAAATCAAGAGATTAGCGATGAAGTCATTAAACGCACCTACTCATTTCTATCTAGGGCCAAAGTTTACGACCAAGGCGACTTTCAAGATGAAGATGGCAAGCAGATATGTGGCTCTATCATGTATGCAGCTTGGGGTGGCGATGAGATGCGAGATTGGGCGGAAAAAGCAATTACAGAAATGAACGCAACAGAAGAACGCCCATACCCTAACGAGCACGCTGCTCGATTAGAAGACCCAGAGAAGTACGATTCCTTTGCTCGCGAAAAAGATGCATTCGGTGACGGTATAGATGCTATTTACGGTATCAAAGATGAGGTAAGCGAACTGCAAGCCATTCGCTTTGATAAAGAAAAATGGAGCGTACAGGACGCAGAGATGTGGCTCGATGAGCATGATTACGACCCTATCTTGTTTGAACCTGCTATTGAAGAGGCAGCACAAGAGGTTCGTGCTTTACCTAGCGAATTACAGATTGGAGACTTTGTACGGTGGAACACATCTAACGGTTTTGCTTATGGTCGCATTATTGAGATACAGGCAGACGGAGACATTGAGGCAGATAGTGGCTTTGTAGTTACAGGAACTCCAGACGATCCTGCTGCTAAAATTCGCGTTTACGAATACGATGAAGACCAAAACGCCTATATCGAGCGCACACCTGCTTTAAATGTAGTACATCGATTCTCTACACTTGAGAAGTACGACGCAGAGACTCGCAATAATAAACCCATTATTGAGACCCGTGCACTAGGTAGCGCAATGCTAGAGGATCGCATGGTCAGCGGTTATGCTGCTGTCTTTAATGAGGAAAGCGAAGACCTTGGAGGTTTTATTGAGATTATTAAGCCAGGCGCTTTCAGCGACGTATTGACTGACGATGTTCGTGCTCTATGGAATCATGACGCTAACTATCTGCTCGCTCGCACTACTTCAGGCACACTAAAGATTGCACAAGATGCACGCGGACTTTATTACGAGTTCGATGCACCGCATACCACATACGGAAACGACTTACTCGAATTGCTTCGCCGTGGCGACGTAACGCAGTCGAGCTTTGGTTTCTCGATTAAAAAAGACGAATGGGTAAGCCGAAACGGTCTTACCTACCGATACATACATAGCGTTTCAAGGCTTTTTGACGTAAGCCCTGTAACCTATCCCGCTTACCCTGCCACAACGAGCCAACTCAAGAACCAGGCACCCGCTGAAGTTCGAGAAGAGGCTGCCCCACAGGAGGAGGCCGCAGCCGATCCTGCACCATGCAACGAGGTGCTTTTAGAAGCATATCGTTTGCGAATCGAAAAACAGAAATAAATCAAAAAAAGAGAAATGAACTCTAAACAACTCCGCGAACAGCGCGCTGCTCTGATTGAGCAGATGGACGCTATCGTTGCCTCTGCACAGGCAGAAGGCCGCACGCTGAACTCTGAGGAGTCAGTAAGTTTTGACAAAATGGACGCTGATGCCATCGAATTGCGCAATAACATCGAGCGCATCGAGAAGGTAGAGGCTGCTAAGAAAGAGATTGCTGCTAAGAAGGAAGAGCGCGCTGCTACCCCTGAAAAGGTAGAAGGCCGCGCCGCTTTCACTAAGTACTTGCGCTCTGGATTGGGTGCTTTGAACGCTGAGGAGCGCAATGCTCTTGAGACTCGTGGTACTAGCACGCAAATCGTAGGCACCGATTCTTTAGGTGGTTACTTGGTTCCTGAGGACTTCAGCAACATCCTTGACGTTGCTTCTAAGTTCACGGGCGTAGTAGAGCAAGTTGCTCAGGTTATCAACACCAACAGCGGCGCTTTGTTGCCCTACCCAACGGTAGACGACACGTCTGTTTCTGGTGCTATCTTGTCTGAGGCTACGGCTCCTGCTGTTAGCGATATGACTTTCTCAGCTGTAAACTTGAACGCTTACAACTACAGCTCTGGTATTGTTAAAGTTTCTCGTCAGCTTTTGCAGGACGGTGCTTTCAATCTTGACGCTTTCTTGGTTGACGCTTTGGGTGGACGTATCGCTCGCGGTACTAACGCTGACTTCACCACAGGTGACGGCTCTAGCAAGCCTAAAGGTGTAGTCGCTGGCTCTGCTGCTGGTAAGACTGCCGCTTCTGCTACCGCTGTAACTGCTGCTGAATTGCTCGACTTAATGTACTCAGTCGACCCATCTTACCGCAACGCTGCAAACGCTGGCTTCATGATGAAGGACAGCACTCTTGCTGCCGTTCGTAAATTGGGCTTGGGCTCTTCTAACGACTTCCCCATTTTCGTTCCTGCAATGAATGCTGGCGAGAAGGATATGCTTTACGGAAAGCCCATCCACATCAATAACGACATGGACGCTATCGCTACAGCTAAGAAGTCTGTATTGTTTGGTGACTTCAGCAAGTTCGTTGTGCGTGTTGCTGGTGGTTTGCAGTTCTTGCGTTTGGACGAGCGTTTTGCTGACGCTTTGGTTGTTGGCTTTATCGCTTACAAGCGCGTTGACTCAAACATCTTGCAGGCTAACGCTATCAAGCATTTGGTTCAAGCCTAATAGCTGAACTATGAAGGTACTCTTCAAAGAGACCATCGTCGGGGACGGCTTCGCCCACTACGCAGGTAGTGAGGCGGAGCTACCCTCTGACGAGGCAGCACAATGGATCGCCGCAGGGTTTGCCGAGCCTATCGCCAAGCCCTCAAACGCGACAAAGAAAACCTCTAGCTCCAAAGCCAAGAAAGAAACCCGATGAGCATTTCCGTCATTACTCCCGCAGAATCTGAGCCGTTGTCTCTAACAGAGGTCAAGGAGTTCCTCCGTATTGATCACGACGACGACGACACGACTCTGGCTATTATGATTTCGGCAGCGCGTGAGATGTGCGAGCAATACACTCGCCAGATCATGATCACTACCACTATAGAGGAGTATTTTGACACTTTCCCTAATTACACGCCGCAATGGATGGATGTCATCTATCTTTCTCGCGGCCCTGTTCAGTCTGTTACTTCACTCAAGTACATCGACTCGTTAGGGGATGAACAAACAATATCTTCGGGCGATTACAGAACGGACTTAATTTCGCAGCCCTCCCGCATTGTTTCAGAGAACGGATGGAGCAGCGCAAAGGACACGGTCAACGCCGTGGTTGCTCGTTATGTGGTTGGCTATTCAACAGCTTCGGATGTGCCAGCTCCCCTTCGGCAGGGTATGCTGCTAGTCATATCTGAAATGTACGAGAACAGAATGGACAGCGTCAAGCGTTTGCCAACTGCCTCTGAATATCTCTGGAATCCTTTCCGCGTTTTTACTTTCTAAGATGAACCCAGGAGATTTAGATCAACGCATAGTCATTCAGGGACTGAGCGAGGAGGCTGATACATTCGGTCAACGCGTTCAGAACTTTTCGACTTTGGCTAACGTCTGGGCAAAGATTGAAGAGCGCAAGGGTAACGAGAAAGAGCTAGGCGACCAACTTGTAGCCACTAGATTCGTCGACTTTATTATTCGGTACAAAAGCGGTCTAAATGAGCGCATGCGTATTGTATACAACTCACAGACGTATCTTATTGAGAGCATCATAAAAGAGGACGCTCGAAAGTCATTCATGCGTATAACTACAAAACTGAAGGACTGATGGCAGCAGGCAAAGACGGGATCGGCTTTAATGTTGCTGAACTACAGAACGACCTGCAACAGGTTGTAAAAGATCTTGAGCAGATAAAGAGCGGGATGGGTACTCGTTTCATTGCACAGATGCAGCGCAAGGCCTTGAAGGTTGTTGTTGACGAAATGAAAAAAGAGGTCAAAGACGCAGACGGTGGCTTCACGGTATACAGGAACGGCGGTATATATGCCGAAATTCCTAAAGGTACTTTAAGGCGCTCAATCGGAATAGGAAAATCTAAGTCAGGCAATAAGAGGTTATTCTCTGGCTTTTGGGTTGGCCCTCGCGTTAAGGGCTCATGGTCAAACCCCGAAAAGGGTGGCTGGTTTGCTCACTTTGTAAACTACGGATATTTGAATGACGGCACTTATAAAGGCCCAAACAAAGGATTCGCAGACAGGGCAAAAAAGAAAGCCATGCCGCAGGTGCTCGCTATGTTTATTACATTATTAAAGCAACACGCAAAGCGCGTAATTCCTGACAGACAATGATAGGGAAGGTAATTAAATACATATTTGATAACGATCAAAGCCTCAGCTCGTTATTTGAAGGTCGCGTGTTCCCTGTAATTGGGGCGCAGAGCCAGATCACGCCTTTCGCTATTTACGAGGTAGTAAACGTACAAACGTCGATGTCAAAAGACAGCGATTCCCACGTAGATGACGTACTCGTCAGACTTACCCTTATCTCTAGCAGTTATGCAGATGTACAGAATGGTATTAGCTACGTACGAACCGCGTTCGTCAGAATGAATCAAACTATTTCAGGAGTGGAAGTAGAGTCCTGTAAATATGACGGTGAACGCGATTTGTACTCTGACGACGAACGTACGTTTGGGACACAAGTCGATTTGACATTTCGAGTAATTAAACAATAATAGCAATGAAAGAAGTGAAGTTAGGCGTAGATTGGGAGATTCTAAATAACCGCGTAATTTTGGCAGGGTCACGCGTTAGAGTGCCTAATCACATCGCTGAACAATTAGAGCAGCATGGTATGCTCTACGTTAAAAAGGAAACAATTTCTAAAGAAGAATAAAAATGGCAGCATCAACTAGCATCATGAATGCAACCGATGTACTGATTCAATTCAGCACAGACGGTACCACTTACACAACTGTCGGACGTTGTACGAGTGCTTCGCTTTCTGTTTCTATGGAAACGCGCGACACTAGCAACAAAGACAGCGCAGGATGGCGCGAGCTGTTAGAAGGTCAAAAGTCTTGGTCACTTTCTGGTGACGGTCTGTTGACTTATAACATTAGCGGTAAGGAATCCTACACCGACTTATTTGGCTACATCACAGGTCGTACCTTGTTGTACGTTAAGTTCGGCTCTACAGCTACCGACGAAAAGAACTACTCAGGTTCTGGCTACTTGACTAGCTTGGACAAAGAGGCAGGAATGGAAGAGAACGCAACGTACTCTTTCTCTTTCGAAGGTACTAGCACCCTCTCTGAAGGTATAAATGTTTAAATTTGTGGGGGCGGTAATTACGCCGCCCCTTTTTATTTTTTTATCGTATGATTGAGTACATTGAAGTAAACGGAAATCGCTACCCTGTACGCTTTGGATTCAACGCTTTGCGTGAGTTTGCGTCTATCACAGGCACAACGCTTTCAGAGCTGCAACACCTACAGAAAAATATTACTCTAGATCACGCTATTAAGTTGGTTTATTGTGGTTTTAAAGATGGTGCTCGTAAAGATAAGATGCCCTTTTCAATGTCTGTCGAAGATATTGCAGACTTGCTAGACGAGGACAGCAGCATCCTAGAGAAAGCCTTTGAGACTTTCAACAAACAATTCTCAGGAAACGAAAAAAAATCACGGGCCAAAGCAAAGGCGGCGAAGTAATAGAGCAGCCCACCTGGGACTCTCTTGAGGCTTATGCTTTTGGCCAGTTAGGATTGAAGCCGTCAGAGTTTTACGATATGCTTCCGCGTGAGTTTTACAACATGTCGGAAGGATACTCGCAGAAACTAGAAATACAGTACCGTGGCGATTGGGAACGCGCCAGGTGGATCGCTTCGGTCGTTATTGCGCCTCACACAAAGAAGCGCGTAGCGCCAAAGGATTTGATTAAGTTCCCGTGGGAAATTAAAAAAGCACCTAGACAACTATGGTCACGCGGTGAAATTATAGACGCAATTAATAAAAAGTTCGGCGACAAATGAATCTTTCGAGCATTAACTTACGGTTCTTTGCAAACGTAGCCCCGCTAGTTAGCGGTTTAAATAAGGCGGAGCGTGCGATGCAACAGTCGGGTCGCCAAATGCAAAAACTAGGGGGCAATCTATCCCTAAAACTCACAGCGCCTATTGCTGCCTTTGGTGCTGTTTCAATTAACGCCTTCAAGGATTTCGAGCTTGAGATGGCGAAAGTGAAAGCCGTATCTGGCGCGGCTGGTGCTGAGTTCGAATCGCTAAGAGACAACGCACTCGAATTAGGTCGGAGCACAATCTTTACGGCGGCAGAAGTAGCGAACCTACAGACAGAATACGCAAAGCTAGGTTTCACTAGCGCGCAGATTGAAGGAGTAACAGAGGCCACCCTCGCACTAGCACAAGCTACAGACACAGAGCTAGCTCGTTCTGCTGAGGTGGTGGGTTCAACCCTTCGAGCTTTCCAATTAGACGTATCACAGACCACACACGTGACCGACATTATGGCGGCCTCGTTCAGTACGTCGGCGCTAGATATGGAGAAGTTCGCTGATTCCATGAAGTACGTCGCTCCTGTAGCGAGTTCTGCGGGTATGTCAATAGAGGAGACCACGGCAATGATTGGCCTCCTAGCTAACGCAGGCATCTCTGGCTCACAGGCAGGTACAGCCTTGCGTCGTGTTATTTCCGAACTAGGTACAGGTTCAGAGCCTGTCTCTGAAAAGATTAAGCAGCTAGCAGCTAGAGGCATCAACCTACAGGGCTCAATGGATGAGGTGGGACGCTCTGCGTCTTCTGCCTTATTGGTATTAGCAGGTTCTGCCGATCAGATTGACCCCATGACTGCAAGCCTCAAAGAGGCGAACGGTTCCGCTCAAGAAATGGCAGATACCATGAGTGACACCTCTTACGGTGCATTGATGGAGTTCCAGTCAGCCTGGGAAGGTTTAAAGATTCAAATGGGCGAATCCTTAGCAGTTGCTTTCTTGCCTATTGTTGAGGCTTTGTCTAACGTTATGCTAGGATTCCAGGCGTTGCCTGAAAGCGTTCAGACTGTCTTAATGATTATCCTAGGCCTCACAGCAGCTGTTGGCCCATTGGTTTGGTTAATAGGTTCGCTAAAGACTGCATTTATCGCCCTAAGAAGCGTTACCATTCTATCTACAATAGCGACGGCAACATGGGGCTCAGTCTTTGCTGTTGCCACCTCCCCCATCACGCTGATCGTTGCAGCTATTGCTGCACTAGCTGCAATTATTTTGTATTGTGCCTACAACTTTGAGGCGTTAAGGATAAGGGGAGTCAATGCCTTAAGGAGATTAGCAAACTCAGGTATCGAGTCCCTGAACTATTTGATACGAAAGTTTAATGATGTAGCTGGATTCCTTTCATTCGGTTATATGGAGGTCTCAACTGTCAGAACTTTAACTCTTTTAGATGAATCAGGGGCGAACTTCAAAACCGTTGGCGAAACATTAGACGAGATTAAGGAAGACCTCGGAGTGACGGAAGAGGTCAGTCCAGGGGTTACTCAAGAACTCGGCAAATTGACTCAACAAGCCGAAGATCTAAACCTAGCAGATGATGAATTAGGCCAAGATTCTGGAGTAGCACAATTAGGCGAAGACGCTAAAAAGACCAAAGAGGCATTTCTCGACCTGAACTCAGAGTACGAACGACTAGCATCCCTAGAGGCTCAATTCAACAGGGAGCAGATAAGAATGTTCGACAAAGACTTCAGGAAAGACATCGAGTTTCTAGATGCCGCAGTCATGGGCCTTGAGGAGATCAATGATATGGATTTCGAAGACGCTCCCGTTTTTGAAGACGTACCAAAAGGATTTGCTAAGATTAAGATCGCAGCGCTAGAGCTCGCTAGGGCGGTAAATGATGCAATGCGTCAAATGGCAGTCGATACCATTGTAGGGCTTTCCGAGATGGCAGGCGCTATGGTTATGGGGCAGGCTACCTTTGCTGACTTTGGCGCTTTTATTATTGGTCAGTTCGCTAACCTCTTCTCTGAGATTGGTAAGATGTTCGTCGAGTACGGCCTCGCGCAGTCTGCCTTTAGCGCAGCTGTTCAAACAATGAACGGCCCAGCTGCTATTGCCGCAGGTGTGGCGTTGCTCGCTTTAGGTGGCATAATGAAGGCCAAGATGAACTCAATGAGCGCAGGGCAAGGCATCCCAGCACTTGCTGAAGGCGGTATTGTCACAGGCCCAACGCTCGCACTTATTGGCGAAGGTCGCGGCCCAGAGGCTGTCATTCCATTGGATAAGCTCAACGGAATGATGTCAGGCGGCGGTCAACGTGTAACAGTTACGGGCCGAATTAGCGGCTCCGATATTCTTTTAAGTAATGAACGCGCAACGCGCGAACGCTCACGCTACAGAGGTTATTAAAAAATGGCAGTACGTTTTAAATCAGAGTTTCAGTCAGATAATGGCAACTATTACAAAATTGAAATACATGACTCTGCCTGGCTTGGTGGCGTTTATGAGTTCAATGTAGATTCACGAGGCTTTGACCTAGACTACACGGGGGAGACCGACGACATTGTTAGCCCCATTGTAGGCTCGCGCCTTTGTATCGGCGCTTATTCAAATGACAGCTATTTCGAGTCTTTCATTGATTCGCTAAAGGACTACCAGGAAAACAGGTACCGCGTTGTAGTTTATGGGCCGAATGAGAATCTAGACCTTTATTGGACGGGATGGATCGCTCAAGACCTTATAACGGTTGAAGACGAAGCACAGCCTTATATTTACGAGATTACCGCCGTTGACGGTCTAGGCCGTTTGGCGAACATCGACTACACAGACGACAACCCCATTTCTTTAATAGGCACGGGAGTCACTAACGTAGCGAATCTGATCGGTCGCTGTTTGCGTCATATTGAAACATATGACCTCTATACTGCAAACGACATTTTCCTAGAGACCTCAGTAGATTGGTGGGAAACCACTATTCAGACCTACTCTACCACGAAGGACACGCTAGAAGAGCACGCCATAGACGTGGAGGTATTCAAGTCTGTTGACGGCGATGGGAACGTAGAGTACAGCAAAGTGCTTGATGTACTTCGTGAGGTGTGTACCACTTACGGCGCTCGCATATATCAGTCGGACGGTAGATGGGTGTTTGAGCAATATCTAAACCGCTTGAACTCCACGCGCGTCGTTTCACAGTACGACAAAGACCTAACATATCAGTCGACCATAACGCGCTCGGATGATATTACCATAGGTCAGACCTCTGGCTTTGCTCGTTTGAATGGAGGTGAGTTTAGCTTCCTGCCTGCTGTGGGTTCTGTATCCATTGAGTACGTACAGGAGAAATTCTCTACAAAGTCAAAGCCTACCTACTTCACCCCATCCACGCCCACGCAGCTAGTGGGTATCATTGGTGCTTCCACCTCGACACAGTTAAAGTTCGTAGGTTCACGAAACTACAATATCGTTTCTTCAACGGGAGCGACAACAAACGACCAAATCATTGCCGTTGTATGGCGCATGCAGATACGCATCGAGTCGGCATCTTCACCAGGAACGTACTACTATTACAACAGATCTTTCAATGGTTTCTCAAGTAATAACATCTATGGCACCGCGTCATGGTCTACAACGGCAGGGTATTACTACTATCATTCACCATTTGCTAAGGTTATTAGTGGTGCTGTATCTGTAAACTCTTCGCCCGTTATTATTACGTCTAGCCTTCCCGTATCTGGAGCGCTACGTATCACAGCGGAGCATTATGA